CCTTAAAAATTCCCCGGAGGGATATTTTATATTTTGAATTTCAAAAGGGGTTTACTCGGCAGGTCATATCCAGGGGAGGTGGCCTCTGGAACGTCCTCCTTTCGCACTCACAAAGTGTTTTAAAGTCGAGTAAATCTCTTTTAAAGTTTAAACAGTAAAATAGAAAGGAGGAAAACATGAACAAACCCACCAACAATTTATTAAAAGTAATGACAAATTTTGAAAGGGGATGGTTTGATGGCTGATTCAAGAACCAAAAGACGCCGTCCTCCAGCAGAAACACCAGAAGCAGCAGAGCGCAGATGTACAATGCTCGCCTACAACCTAGCCGAGAAGCAGTTAGAAGACGGTAATGCGTCACCGTCAGTCATTACTCATTTCTTAAAGCTCGCAACGGAGAGATCTAAACTCGAAAGAGAGAAACTTTCAAGAGAAACAGAGCTCCTTCAGACAAAGAACGTCGCTATTCAGGAATCAAAGAACATGCAGGAACTTTTGTCTGACGCTATGAATATGATGAAGCAGTATCAGGTTCCATTCACGGACCCGGAGGACGATTACGATGAGAACTGGTGATAGATCTTACAGGCATCTGATATTACTGCCTACATTTGAGGAGCGTTTCGAGTATTTAAAGCTCGGCGGATCGGTTGGACGAGAGACTTTTGGATCATCTCGGATATTTAACCAGGATTTCTACCAATCCAAACAATGGAAAGACTTTCGAAGAGACGTAATACTTCGAGACATGGCTTGTGACCTTGGCATAGATGATCGAATTATTTCAGGAAAGATCGTAGTGCATCACATTAACCCTATGACATTAGAACAGCTAGAGGAAGGCGGAGAAGATTTGTTCGACATGGACAATTTTATATGCTGCTCTGACATGACACACAACGCGATCCACTTTGGCGACATGTCGTTATTGCCAAAGACACATTTTGTAGAAAGAAAACCAGGAGATACTAAATTATGGTGACTAAAAGGAGGAATAAATAATGGGATGGAAAACAATAGACCTCGACACAAAAGAGGGAATGGAGCAGTATGAGAAACTCAGCAAGACTCGTTCCATAAAAGAGACATTCGGGGAGGATGCTGTGCCAAAGAGAAAGAAGAAGCAGAGCTTCGTCAATGAAGAAAAGAAAGAAGAGCCAGTAGAGGAGAAAGTTGAAAATACGTCAAAATCAGTAGAGCGTAGAGAAGAGATTCAGAAAGATGACAAAGTCGTTTCTGTAGCGAAAGGTGTTGTCGCTGGAGTGTCTCAGCTCAGAGTACGTAAGCGTCCAGACGGAGATGTCATATCAGTTATATCTCACAACACTATTGTCGAGATCCTTGCAGACGAAGGCAAATGGCTCGCCGTTAAGTTCGCACCTGACAAAACCGGATACGTAATGTCTGAGTATATAAGAAAGTACACGGAGACTACAGGAGGTTGACATGCCTACTACAGTTACAGAGTCCATTTTACTGTCAATTAAGCAAATGCTCGGTGGTATGGACCCATCTTATGATTCGGCGTTTGATGCCGATATAATAATGCATATTAACGCCAGCCTGGCAACATTAACACAGCTCGGAGTCGGTCCAAGTGGCGGATTCGAGATAACAGACGATTCTCAGACCTGGTCTGATTTCGTCGGAACAGATCCTAGATTTAATATGATAAAAACTTTTGTTTACTATGATGTTAGGATAGGATTCGATTCTCCAAGAACGAGCTTTGTTCTCGATGTTCTTCAGAAGAAGAGAGAAGAACTTCTATGGCGTCTAAATGTTCAGTCGGAATACGGAACACAGTCATAAGGAGGTGCATATGTTCGCAATATTAGTACGAGCGTTCAGAACCTTTTTAGAAAGTGCCTTCGCAATCTTGATAGTAGAGCAATTTACTGGCAATGAGGTAGACTTGATAAAGCTTATTACCATTTCTGTTATTACGGCGATATTGTCTGTTCTTATGGGCATCGTCACCGGCGTTCCAGAAGCTCGCACCGAAGGAGAAATAACTTTTAATACACACATCGAGGATTCTTCGGTGATCGCAGGGTTATCACTCGACAAGAGTATAACGCCAGAGTACATAGACGATCTCACGACCCGAGGAACAATAAACTTACGAATAAGGAGAGACTAAAATGAGTATAATAGAGATCTTAATAACAATTTTTTGTTCAGTATTTGCATCCGGCGGATTCTGGATGGTGGTCCAAAAAGCCACAGACAAGCAGACGGCCAAGACGAGAATGATCCTAGGATTGGGACATGATCGGATAATCCATATATGTAAGAAGTATATAGAAGCAGGCTGGGTCAGTGCTGAAGATTACGAAGATCTATATGAATACTTGTTTAAACCTTATGAAGACATGGGCGGAAATGGAACGGCGCATAGGTTAATCGACGAAGTAAGTAAACTGCCCATGCATAAACCAGAACCTTAAGGAGGTAAATCAAAATGGCAGACTGGACACCTCAATCCAGAGTTGAAGAAATCCTCTTCGATACGATTAACGGAGAACCCTATGACGGTCTCCCGCAGTCTAGAATAGAAGAGCTTCTTTTGGAACTCAAAGAAGTTATTGAGCAGGGCGGTGGAACAAATGATTACGATGATCTGCTGAATCAGCCGAAAATCAATGATGTGACATTAAAGGGCAACAAATCGTTGTCTGATCTTGGTATTGCATCCGCTTCAGCACTTGCAAATAAGGTTGACAAGGTAGCCGGGAAAGGTCTGTCTACCAACGACTATTCCAACGAAGATAAGGCTATCGTGGGCGGTGTAACGGCGGCACTCGCTGACAAGGTTGACAAGGTAGCCGGGAAGAGTTTATCCAGTAACGACTTCACGGATGCGTATAAGACCGCAATCGGTGACAACACAACAGCAATCAGCGGTATCAAGAACGGAGAGGAAATCAATAGTTTTGGTGGTGTGGAGAGCGCACTTGCATTAAAGCAGAACGCAACCGACAATAGCCTTGACACCGAAGCAAAAACCATCGTAGGAGCGATCAACGAGCTTGAGTGTGATATTAAATTATTAAAGGGAACGATCTACGCATTTCATATCAACGGAGCAGAGGGAGATCCGGCATCCAAAGTTACCTATCTGAAGGATGCGATCGGAATGCGTCCAGCAAAGATGGACTATACGAACGGAGTATTCGATTACGGCTCCTGGAAGGATGCATTCTTCATGCCGCGTCCGTGTATGGTTCGCCAGAATGGTACGGTGGACTACTATCTGAAAGAAGATGACTATACCAAGAAAGCAGACGGAACAGCCTCGGATGTGGCAGATACCGCTTATGACGGCAACGCCATGATGGAATGGGGCCGCAACGGGAAGAAAATCTGGATGAAGATCGAACCGGACAGCGGCAATGCAAATAGTTGCACCGTGTATATTGCGGATCATCGGGTAAATGCTACATATCACGACTGGTCATTCCATAACTGCAAAGGCGTGAGCGTGGATCACTTCTACACTCCGATCTATAACGGATCTGCAGTGAGCGATGGAACCAATAATGTGTTGCGTTCTTTATCGGGACAGTATATCTCGTATTCACAGATCGCATCCACAGAGATCACCATGGCGGGAAGGAATAATGCCGGAAGCGCTGAGATCTGGGGAACAGAGGTATATGCGGATATCGTCCTGATTAATATGCTCCTGACTTTGATCGGAAAATCCACAAACACGCAGGGAGTGTTCGGCAGAGGATTAGATGATGGCGGTGAGAATGCTATGAAGGCATATGTGACCGGAGCACTGAACGACAAGGGGCTGTTCTTTGGCTATAACGACAGATCACATGGCGTGAAGGTATTCGGGATGGAGAACTGGTGGGCTTGCCAGTGGAGAAGATACCGCGGTCATATTATGGTTGACGGCGTGCAGAAGGTGAAGCTGACCTATGGAACCGAAGATGGCTCCACGGCAGCAGGATATAATCTGACCGGTGACGACTATATCAGTGTGGGAGCGACACCGACAGGGACCAACGGACAGTACTGTGACGAGTACGAGTTCTCGCCGAACGGAGCATTTCCGAAGGATGCAGACAACACGAAAGCGACCGCAGCCACCCACTACTGCGACGGCTTTTTGTTTAACAATAGCGGAGCGCAGGTGCCGTACCGTGGTGGCCGCTCGGGCAGCGGGTCTTTCTGTGGTGCGTGGTACGTCGCCCTGGACTACGACGCTTCGCGTTCCGGGTGGAGCGTCGGTGCCGCGCTGTCTTGTAAGCCACTCGCCTGAAAGGGTGAATTACAGCCCTGCACTTTGGGGCGGTAAGAGGGGAAACGCGAGGATGACGAAAAGGGCGAGACGGTTTTCAAAACATAAAGGCATATATTCCTGCCGTAAAATGATCGCAGCTCTGGGATGGCTGAATCAGACAGACACATACGGGATGTATGTCAAGTGGATGAAACCGTATATCAGTTTCCGGAACATCAAACGTAAAATAAGCAGGTACGACAAACGTGCCAGGAAGGAGAAGTTATGTGGTACAAAACAGAAGGCGGGATAAGACCCAAAGAGGTAGACGAAACGATCAGCGATACAAGCGTATTTCTCCGTAAGAATATCGAAGAAGTACAGCGTGATGTTGAGGGTGAGACCGTGACGGTTTTCGTTTATGACGAGTTGAAGATACCGAAGGGACTTTATCCGGCATTTGAACAGCAACAGGCAGATATCGACTATTTGACGATGATTGTGGAGGGATGAACATGAGTGCGAAATTTGAACTGGTAAGGCGGTATTACGTGGATGGATACTGGGATAAGGCAAGAGTTCACAAAGCAGTAGAATGTGGTTGGATCACTGCGGAAGAGTATGCGGAGATCGTGGGCGAAGAATATACCAGAAAATGAACTGCATAAGATCACTGCTGCTATGGCAGTTTATGAAGAAGTTGTTAAGAGGCTGTTAAGTCTTAACAGCGACCTCTTCTGGCTTGCTATGCAACATATCTCCACAGACGAACTACGTAAAGTACAAAAAGAAGCACAGGAATATCTAAGTAAAACAAAGCTATGAAGGGAGAAGAGATGAGTAATAATCTTTATGACATTCTTTCCAAGATTCAGCGGTTTTTACCCGCGTTAGGTGTTTTCTATCTTGCTATTGCACAGATATGGAACCTTCCTTATGGCGATCAGATAAATATGACAATCGCAGCGCTTGCAACGCTTCTTGGAACGGTACTTGAAATTTCTACAGGCAT